GGATACCAGACGAACCCCCAGTACCTCCATTCCCAGAGTACCCTGCAGCACCACCACCGCCACCACCATTTTGACCACTTCCTCCGTTATATTTCGCTGAACCTGAGGAATAGGAACCCAGAGCCTGTGTACCGTTACCAGTCGCTCCTTGAGCATAAAATAGGAAATAACTTGTATTATTACCACTTGATGTGCTGATTCCAGAAACATATCCTATAGATCCCCCGACATAGGTGTTCTTATGAAGATAGTAGGTATTTCCACCAGTAACACTGACTCCAGTATGGTATGCCAACGCTCCACCTCCACCACCATGTCCCGACGTAACGTTATTGGTAATTGCAGTAGGCGTACTGCCTACTCCAATAGCTACTCCAGAAATAGTAGAAACCCCCGCTGGAATTTGATACCCAATAACCCCTGACCGACCACTAGCTAAATATTGCCCAACTAGAGCTGGTACGGTAATTGTATTTGGTGAGTTAGCAGAAGTCACACCTAATGAGTTAGTAGCTGTAACTACACATCTAAGTGTGCTTCCTATGTCGCCAGCCGCAACGGAATACGAGGAACTTGTCGCACTCCCAATGTTCGACGACCCTTGTTGCCATTGATATGTGAAAGTGGGTGCTGGCGCGCCTGTCCATGTGCCAGTCGAACATGATAATGAGTTGCCTACCCCTACTGTTCCTGTAACGGCTGGAGCATCAGTATTAATGGGTAATGCCCCATAACTGTTACCAACTGATGCAAGAATTATCCCACTCATGTGACGTTACCTGTGACCACACAGACTGTTCCGCTAATAAAAAGGACATTACATATCCCTCTTGTCGCTAGAGTTATGGAAGCGTCATCTGCATCAGTTCCACCAATGTACGCAGTTGTGATTGAGCAAGTCAGGGTTACATCACCCGTAGTATTATTGAAGATTAAAATCACATCTCCAGTTGAGAATGTAGCATCAGGAATTGTGATTGACCCACTTGACCCAACTTCAATCAGTTCACCAATATCCGTTGTTGCCAGCGTGTAACTATCTGTTTTAGATTCTCCTGATTTAGGTATGTTTAGATAACCGACTGTTGAACCAATGTCAGCATCTTTTAGAATCGTTGTATCAGCAGACTCTTTATCGTCAATCTGAGTTTGAATCAGTGATGTCACACCCTCAACATAATTCAGTTCTGTCGTTGACGCTGTAACACCATCAAGAATATTAAGTTCTGCTGCAGTGGATGTCAGTCCTGTAATGCTGGAGGGTGCTACAGATACACCAGTTAAATTGGATCCATCATTACCTGCCAGAGCAACCAAATCTGCATCTTCGAGACTAGTATTCTTTATTTTTGTTAATGCCATTTCTATTTCCTTTTACGATTTAGCTTGTTATGCATCTTCCCAATTACTCCAAGAATCGGTGAATCCAAAATCATCATTCTCGGTGGCTGTTACGGGATCTGGTTCAACCGTATATGTTTGTTTTCTATTTGGTGAGTTAACAGGTACATCAGCATACATTGAGGTATCAACTTTCTTAATAATACCTTGCGATGTAACTGGACCATATAATTGTACAGAAGCTGTAAAACTTAGGGTGTATATTATAGCTCTTCTTGAAACGAAATCTCCCTCATACGAGTCTTCGTAGCTTACGGAATCAAGTACTATAGGTACATCCTGACTATTTTTTAATTCCGATGAATCTTTTATCGTCATTGTATATGAAGGAGAGAATGTCGGTAGTATTTGCTCAATGATTTGTATACCATCATCCGAATTCTTTACCATCACAAACAATTCAAAACTCACATTATAAGGTACTGGGGAGAATTGCTTACTTACTCCCTTGTCGTCTCCGACCTTCGGTATCTTTACTGTGTTGATTTTATTAAGTTTTCTTGCAGAATCATAACTAAATGAACCAAGTTCAAACCCTATTCGCGGAAGAGATATCGCCACGGACTTAGTAAGATTTGGATCCTCTCTTAGTCGTGTGAGAAATTTTTCCTTTGGTCCATAGGATAGTGGTATTTTCATTTTCTGTTTAATGTCACCAGATTTATTCTTTCTAATCAGGTAAATCTCATTGAACATGGAACCAAAACCGATGACGGTTCTTTTCAGTATTTCGTGATAGTAAGGATCAGCACCCAACATTATATTTCTCCAAACGGATTAGAATCCGTAAAATCTATTATCCCATCTGACTCTAATTGAAGCCAGTCATTGATAGAACCCTTATCTATATTATCTATAGAATAACTTTCCTGTATCATATTAAATCCATTTTCAAATAATAATTCCCCAGAACCATCTTCAAGTAGTATATCATAAAAATCGATTAAGTTCGTTGAACGAAGATCCTCGATTACATCTATCTCGGCAACACCAGTATCAAGAGCTTCGTTTGAGTACTCAAAGAGTTTACAAGTTAATGTAAATACCGGAATATTATGGAGTCTTTCAAATTCTTCTTCCTCTACAAAGGTGATTTCGAATAATTTCTTTCTATGTTGAGAAGGAAAGTATATCAAATCCCCTTCATTTGGACGAGTAGAGGATATCAGATTTTGATCAAGTGATATAAGTTGTTCAAATCTTAATTTAGCGACTTGAAATTTAGCTTCATCTCTAAGTTCTAATCCAAACTTAGAAAGGGCATCTGCTTCCCCAGCACCAATTGATTCATTTTCATAATACATCTCAATGACATATGCATCATTGAATTCAGATAAAACATCTTCTCCAAATAATTTATCTTCTCGAACTAATTTGCGTGGAAGGTAATAAACATCTGTACCAAACGCCTTAATCTGCTCTATGATTATTTCTTCGTAGAGTCTCGATTCCGGCCTGTAGTGTTGATTAAAAAACGGTGAAGTAGACATGCTCTACCCCACCATAAAATCAAGCGGTGCTTGATATGTAGATATTATTTTTTCTTCTAGTTTTTCAATTTCCTCTTGTGCCTGAGTATATATAGTATCTGCATCAATTTCAACACCACCAATCATTGCGATGCCTTTAAATTTCTGGAGGTTTTGACCCCATTGTCTTTTGATGAGTTCTGTAGCATATCTCTTGAGGAACATATCATTATAAAGTCTTACTGCTACAGAGGGATCGGTTTTTCTGTAGCATTCAATAAGTATAGTATCATCAACTTTAAAAGTTTCCGACCAAGTATTATCGAAGTACAGTTTAGAAGATAAATGATTAAATCTGATCGACACTTGCGTATTAAACATTTTGTCAATCATGTCTAATTTTTCACGAGCCATTGAAGTGGAAACAAGATCTGCCGCAGGATTTAAATCGATTAAACCCGACTGTATCATTGCTGCTTGATTATACCAATTAGATCCAAATGTAGAGGACGGGTGATACACATTGACAATTGACACAACCGAATCCGGTATGGCGATCCAATTATTTTGATCTGTCCAAATTGATGAAACAGAGTCCTCTGTTGCCGTTTCAGAATTAACGTTTACCGAGCGATCAAGGTCATCCTGTGTTATTGTGTGAGATAGATATAATCTCTCAATACCATCATAATGAAATTGATTGAAATATTCAAGCGCATCATCTATTCTGTCTGAGATTTGATCAATATCAACATTAATATCGACAACTGGTTTACCGAGTCTTCGAAGACAATATTCAGATAATTCTGATTTTGTTGTTAATGCCATTATTGCTCTCTATGGTTTCTCTGGATATATGATGTTATTTATATCAACTGTCTCCGGTAAATCTCTAAGTGCTTGACGGTATGTAGTCATTTCCTCTGGCATGGTTACATCTGTAGATGCAGTCCAATCGGTTTCTGCAAGTAACTTATTTCGTTGCTCCCTGAGATTAGCCCAAGCGACTTCTGACTCCGTAGCTAAATCTTCTTCTGTCTTGGCGACTGCTTGGTGTGACAGAATCCACTCACCAGATACCAGTGTTGGTGTCCAGACTTTAACTAACTTCTCACCATCTGCAAGCGTTGGTGTTACTTCTGTCACTGGGTACATATTGAATGCACTTAATGTCTCTAGACTGGGTTGCTTTGGGAATGTTGTGTTTAGATTGTCTTTTCTCAGGCGACCTAGTGAGTACGGGTAATGTACTACTTGGTCATTGATTGCTTTTAGATATAGCATTGTTATTTCTCCTTTGTCTGCTATTATGCGTTAGGGTCTACGTCAGCACCAGCCGTGACTGTGCCGTTGACTGTAAAGTTGCCACCTGTTCCTGAGTTCTTACCCAAGTCACTGGTATCATCGAATTTCATGTAGATGAGTGGGTCGGCTATCGTGCCAGCTTCAATCGCTGGGGTTAAGTCTTTGGGATAACCTAGCTGGTCTACGAATAAGTTACGATTGGATTCTTGAGAGAAGTCTATTTCTGAGTCTGTAACATAAACAAAACCTACGCCCCCGTCTGAACAGGTAGTGCCATTCCTAAGAGTCTCCCACACGCCATCCAGAGAGCGTGCTGTAGCACCGATCGTTGTTGGGGTAAAGCTGCTTCTCTTATCTACCCCATTAAGATAGATATCACAATTAGCAGCTACATTTAGCCCAATTTTGGCATGAATTACTAGCCAATCGCCAACAGCAAGGCTTTCTCCAGCGCAAATACTATTGTAGTTGAAAGAAATATTACCGCCCATATTTAGTACCAAGTTATTTTCCAAAATGTAACAATAGGCATCAAATGACGTAGTATCAGCGATGAACCCAATGTTGGTAGGACTAGAGCTTCCAATCTGAAAAGCAAAAACACCACTCCACCAATTCGTTGCAGATAGACCTGAAATGGTCTTAGATAGATATCCTGTGCTCCCGTCACTCAATGCACTCCTTGCCCAAAACTCAGACCCACCCCTCGCCCCTGTGTATGGACCAGAGTATGTATATTGAAAGTCACCACCATTTCCATAGTTCTTACCTGCATCATCACCTCGTAGTGGTAATGCAATCAGTGGGGTTGTTCCTGTTTCTGAGATGACTTGTCGAACTGGTTTAGGTCGGTTAGCGTCTGCATCCCAGAATGGGTTGTCTGTTGCTAGGTCAACGTAGGAATTGTCTATCCATAATTCTCCTAGATTACCTTTTATATTGACACTACCATTATAACCATTTGCCCCTATCCACCAATTATCTACTGTGAAATCTATGTTCGCATCGGCGTAGTAATCCCATGTAGCCGATACTGAGACCCCATTTATGTAGACATATCTTTTACTACTATCGGTTAGATTAAACGATACTACGAAATGATTTGTGATTCCGGCATTTATGTAATCTAAGTTTACACTCAGATTGAAAATAGTAGCACCACTGGAGCTATTGTGGTTCATCCTGAACGCACCCCCATAAGTGTAACACTCAATCTCGGAATCATTAGTTCCAGTATTTCCAGAATTAAATATCCTGTACGTACTTGACTGGAACATTGACCACGTAAACGACAACGTTAATAACTTGCCGTCACTTGCCCCTGAAAGACTTGTCTTGAGCATTTTGTCATTCGACCCATCAAACTTCGATGCAGAACAATTGAACTGATTAGGACCACGCTGTGCCGTATCCAGTATCCCATTCACCGTGAAGTTATTTTGAGAACCACCCGATCCTAAATTTTCCCCTGCTGTAGCTGCATCTTTCATGGGTAGGTAGAGAATAGGATTCAGTGAGGCTTGGTCTTTTGCTGGCTTACCGTT